GAGCCATTCGCACCGGAACGAGTGAAAGTGGCCTGAGATGAGCAGGTCAGCGGCACCGATCGGGCGGTGATTGCCTGCCTGCTTGTCGTGCCATGCCTGAGCTCTACCCTGCCCGCCGACCTGATGGCCGTGGAACAGTCCGACACGCAGCCCGTCGACCTCAACGCACACCGTCAGGTCATCGCCGGGCACAGCCCATGACACGCCGGCGTACTGTTCAAGGTCCATGCAAGCCCAGCGGCAGTCGTCGATCGCTGCGACGTCGACGTTGTCACCAACGATTGAGTCTCGTTTGCCGTGCCGGTTCTCGCCGTGATTGCCAGGCACAGCAGCGACGGTGACTGTTTCGACGAGGGTGCTGGCTTTGTCGATGATTGCCATAGCGGCCTCGCGCACGACGGCCCGTTGTTCTCGGTCGGTCATCTCGACGCTGTAGAGCTGCTGCGCGCCGTAATGATTTGGGCTGCAGGATTCGACCAGGTCGCCGCCGAACGCCACGAGGATCTCGCCAGGCTTGCCGGCTTGCCGCCATGACTGCTCGAAGCGTGCTGGCAGCTGGCCGAGGCTGTCCAAAACGTGCTCGATCGTGCCTGCTTTGCCGACCTGCCAGTCCGACGTGGCCCATACCTGCCCGCCTGGAGCCGCTGAGAGCCGCTGTGAGCGTTTGCGGCGTCGTAGCGTGCTGATCAGGTCGTCGAGGTCACCGAACGCCTTAGAACGGCGCACAGCGGTAATGCGGTAGTACCAGCACCACTCGCCGCTGCCCGCCTTCTGCTGCCACTTGCGCACCTGCAAGCTGCCGGGCTTGATCGCCCACTCGCCAGCGTCAAGCCGCATCTCGGCAAGGATGGTCGCCTCGTCAGGGTCGATCGCTTCAGTGGTGGCAAGGCCGGTGAACTCGGCGACGCCTGTCTCGTGATTGATGAGGTGACCGGGTTCCCAGCCGGGCGGCGGCCGGTCCGGCCCGTTACGGTGCGCCGTGAGCCTCGTGAACTCTTCAGCGGCGGACATGTTCACGCCACCTGACGACCGACGAGTAGCCCATGTCGATGCCGACGGCTTCGAGGCTGCGCTGAATCATGGCGATGTTGGGGTGGTTGTCGTTGAGCGCTTCGAGGATGGCGGCGAGCAGCTCGGGGTCGTTGGCCTCGAGGTCGCGGGTGACAGCGTGGAAGTTGGGCCTCCTACTCGGCACCATTGTCTGTCGGAACTGGTCTGCCTTCGACACGGTGGTGGTCCTCCAGGTGGTGGTCGAGCCGGTGCGCTACCCGGTCGACTCGGTCCAGCGTCAGTTTTGAGCGTTCATCGAGCCGGCCGAGCAGTTGCCGGCTTTCGCCGTGCTGTGCCGTGTTCTCGGCGCGCAAGTTGCGAAGCTGAAGCAACGAAGCGAGGGCGATGCCGCCGAGTGAGAACGCGCCGGTGATGAGAGCGACCCAAACCTGCATGTCGGCATGTTAGGCGATGACGTCGTACAGGTCAGGCACGACGTGCTCGGCAAAGTCGGCTCGGATGATCGGCCCGTCGAACGTGGCAAGCCAGTTCTCGGTGTTCGAGATCGGCCGGGCTTTGCCGTTCGAGCAGGCCCAAACTTTGCCGTTCGTGGTCGAAACAACGGTGTGCAACATGTCTTTGTGATCCTCGACGTCGGTAATGATGTTCGTTTGTTGAAGGCCAGCGAGAGCTTCGGCCGGGCATTCGGTGTACGAGAGTGCGCCATGAGCGACAACGCTGCGCCAATGGCCCAAGTGATTCTCGTTTGAGAGCTGGCGGGTGAGCCAGTTGAACGAGCGGCGCTGCGCCGGCGTGACAGCGTCACGGCCTTCACGGTAGTCACCGATCAGCGCAACGCTGAGCGTGTTGCCGTTCGACAGTTTCACGTCGGGCCGGGTGGCTCGGTTGGCTGCGTTGCGGAACTTGACGCCGCGACCTTCAAGGATGGTGCCGTCAGGGTGCAGCAGGTACGAATAGGGCAGCGACGAAAAGCGGGCGGTCCAGCGGCGGTCCCAGATCACGTTTTCGACACGCTGCGCGTCCTGGGCAGGGAACCTCGACGTGGCGGTGACGGTGTGGTGCACGACGACAGCAGCGGCCGGGCCAGGTTGGCGCACGCTGGTAGGCCACCAGCGGCCACGCTTCGACCACTCCTCGAACCGCACGAGCGGTGCGGGCGGGCGGCCGCCGAGGCGGGTCACCGTTCTGTTCTGGTCGGCGGTTCGAGCAGCAACGCTATCACGGCCGCTGAGAACGCCGTGACCGAGGCGACTTGCTCGGCTGACCAGTTCACGCCGAACGCTGTGATGAGCGCCACGGCAGCGACGATGACGGCCTGGAGCCGGCCAGGATGAGCTCGCAGCCGGTCCATCATGAGCCGACCCGGTAGATCGAGGTCCAGTGGATGCGATCGCCGCTGGCCCAGGTAAACGGCACGCTGCTGCTCAAGGCTGAGGCGAAAACGCAGTCGTTTGCTGTGTCGTTCTTCAGTACCCGGAGCCGAACCTGCGACGCTGAGAACGCATAGCCGACGCCTTGGTACTCACGATTGAACGAGTCGTCGTCCAGCAGCACTTTTGTGCCGACAGCGAGCTCGCGTGAGTTGGATGCGTTGACGGGCACATCGACACGCACGTCGCCGGTGATTGCTGACGTGCTGCCGAGCACAAAGCTGCCTTGCACCACAATGAAGTCGTTGACGCGTTGGTAGGTGCCGGACAAGGTGCCGTCGCCGACGGTCACGCCGGCGGAGAAGGACGGTGTCCAGTCCGTTTCGGATTCGCCAATGGCGTTGAGCTCGGCTGCGGTCAGGGTTGCGCCGGCGACGAAGGGGAACGGGTTGCTCACAGTGTCATCCTAGTTTGTTCGTGTCGAGCACGCCGCGCTCCGTGTCATCAAGAATGAAGGCAAGGTACACGGATTGCGGGCGTAGCCGGAGCGTGACGGTCGTGTCGGCGGGCGTGGCGTCGATGGTGCGGCCGACGGTGACGACCTGGTCGGTGCGGGAGCTGCCGCCGGTCGGGGTGTAGGTGACGCTGGCGGTGTTCCACCAGCCGACGGTGACGTCGAGCAGGCCACGCCACTTCGCGACGTCGCCGGTGCGGGATTGCACCATGCTGTCGCTGACTTGCAACGTCGCCGCTGTCATGTCGAACGTTTCTTTGTATGAGTACCGGTTGACCCACAGTTGCGCCGTGTAGAGCGCCGCAGCGTCATCGAATGACGTTGTTTGGTAGACGCGTGTGCGTGATCCGTAGCGTTCCTGCGAGTCCTCGTCGCTGTAGGTCTGTTCGGTGCTACCGCCGAGCGCTGTGATGCGGGCTGCGTTCGTGATCAGGTCGATGTGGAAGTCACGCACCAGCGATCGGAAAGGCAGCTGCCCGGTCGGCATCGGGTCGTTCTCGGTGAACACGAACACGTCGCCGGTGGCGTACACGCCGGCCCGTGCCAGGCCGTCAACAGTGAACCCGACCCACGAGTCGTTGGCGACGTAGGTGCCGTCATCGTCGAGGATTGTCGGGAAAGCCACGGTTTGTTCGTTTGGCATCACGCTGTTGTTGATGACGTCCCCGAGCACCACGGAACCGGCCGAGGTCGGCAGGTAGTGCGCCACGCTTTCGGTCGAGGCGTTGAGCTCTTCCCAATACGTGCGCATTGTTGGGTAGCCGATTGTCGGCACTTTTGTGGCGTTGCTCAACAGGTGCGGCGAGGTCATGTCGTACAGCTGGTCAGCGGTCGACGTGTTTGTCATCGAATACGTGAACGATTCCTGCCGGCCGACGACCTGGAACACGTCGAGGGCGGTGAGGGTGACGGCGCTGTTGCCGTTGCCGTCATCGGTCATCGCAAAGTCTGTGATGACGCCGTGAAACACGGACACGCTGACGCTGTCGACGGTGGCCTCAAGGAACAGGCCCGAGGTGAGCCAGTCGACGTTGGCGTAGGTGCCTGAGCCGCCAGGCGTGAGCTCGCCGTCAGAGTTGTCGAGGGTGACGGTGGCTCGGCCGGTGCCGAGCTGGCCAGGGTCGCATTGCTGGTCGATCGACAGGCCGAGGGTGCGTGAAGCGTGGTCGGTCAGGGACAGCGACGCGCCGCTGTACTTGCCAACATTGACGGCCCACGTCGTGATCTGTGCCATCAGTACCGGGCCGACCCGACCGGGACCGGGATCGCTCCACGCCGTCGGACGTAGTCCTGAAGGGCTCGCACGACGTCGTCGCCGTTGGAAGTCGGGACGTTTACGGTGATGTTGAATGTATCGCCGCCGCCGCCACCCATCATGCCGAGCCGGTTGTTGTTCATGATGGTGCCCGAGCCGGTCGGCACGAACAGCTCGGGGCCAGATTCGCCGACGATGTACGGGGCGCTGCCGATGCTGACCGGGCCGCCGGCTGCACGGCCGAAGATGAAGTCGGCAGCTGCGCCGAAGATACCGCCGCCAGGCAGCAGCGAGCTCACAGCGTCGATCAGTGCGCCTGGAGCTGCTTCGATGCCTCGGACAATTGCGTCGATCAGGTCTTCGCCGAGGTCTCTTGCTGTTCTGCGGATGAAGCTGCCGAGGTCCCACAGCAGGTTGCCGAGGGCGATAAGCACGTCAGGCGCAACGTCGATGATCCAGTCGACGAGGGCATCGGCCCAGCTGCGAATGTTGCCAGCGAGCAGCGGCAGGCCGACTGAGACAATCCAGGTGCCGATGCGCACGAGCAGGTTGCCGAGCTCGCGCAACAGCGGCGGAATCAGCGGCCCGACCCACTCAAGGAACGCAGCAGCCCACTCGCCCAGCTTCGTGACGATCATGTTCAGGCCGGGACCGATGAACCATTCAGCGAACCGTGCGACGAGGTCGCCGAGCTCTATGAGGAACGGCGGGATAAGCGGCCCGATCCAATCGATGAACGCTCGTGCCCATTCGCCGAGCTTGTCGATGATGACAGGCAGGGCGTCGTCAATGAACCAGCTGCCGAACCTGAGCAGCAGGTTGCCGAGGGCGGCCAGGAACGGCGGCCCGACCTGCCTGATCCAGTCCACGAACCCTTGTGCCCAAACGCCGAGCTGCATGCGGATCATCGGCCATGCGTCTTTGATGCGTTGCGACACGTTCGAGATGACGCCGCCCAGGCCGTCCTTGTCGAACACTTCGATGAGCTCGACGACGATGTCGGCGGCTTTGGCGAACAGCGGCAGCAGTTTGCGGGCGAGGCGTTCCTGAATCTCGCCAAACGCTGCTTTGAGCCGGTTTTGTGCTGCGGTAAGTTTGTTGCCGCCGGCAGCGTATGCCTCCTGCGCATCGGTCGACTTTTCAAGGATCAGCGCCTGCGTCGCCAGTGCCTTGTCCTGCTCGGTGATGGCGTCACGTCCGTCTTGCTGTGCGAGGAGCAAAGCACGCTGGTCGACCTCGGCCTGATTGATCGAGATGCCGAGCGACTTGAGCGAGTCACGTTCGCCGAGCAGCGCCTTTGACAGAATCTCGGCTGTCTCCTCGACGCCACGCTGCCCGCCGGACCATTCCGACAACGCACCGGCTAGGCCGATGATCTCGGTCGACATGCTGGCGGCTTCGTCGGCCGTGAACCCCATCGGCTTGAGCAGGTCGCCGGCGTTAGCAGCGAGGCCGGCGGCCTGGGTCGAGGTGAGGCCCATGCGGGCAGCGACCTCGTCAGCCCAGCTCGTAACAGTGTCCAGCGAGCTGCCGGAGAATACGGTGCCGATCTTCTGGTCGAGGGCGGTCAGTTCCTCGCCGACGTCAAACAGCTGTTTGCCGATGACGATGGAAAGGCCGCCGGCCGCACCGGCCATGACACCGAAGCCTTTGACGACGTTTGTTGAGACGGTGCCGACTTTGCTGCCGAACCTGCTGAGCTTGTCGCCTGCCTCACCGACAGCACGCTTGAACTGCTTAGCGTCGCCCAGGATTGCAACATTTATGACGCTCGAACCTGCTGCCATGTCGCAATCCTAGAACGTGCGCCGGATGATGGCCCGGACTTCGTCGTTGTATCGGTCGACGACTTGCTGGCGGCGATCGTCGAGGGCTTCGTACAGGAACGGCTGGGGCCTGATACGGCCACGGGTGCGGCTGCCAGGGTCGCCGAAGTGGATTCGGCCGGCGTAGGGCACCGAGGTCGGGCCGCTCTTTCGGTTGTTGCCGGCACGAACACGAGCAGCGGTTTTGGTGCCGGAGCCTCGGACCGAGTTGCGGAGCCGGCCGCTACGCACCGGCGTTTTCGTCTTTGCGGTGCCGGCGACGTCGTCAGCGAGCTCTTTGTGCAGGTCTTTCAGGTCGGTCATGTCGTCGCCGACTTCACGGAACTTTCGACGCAGCTCCCTGCCGCCCTCGACTCGGACTGCGGGTTGTGCCATCGTC